CGGATGGGCAGCTTTCATTGAGGACATTAACAAACTTAAAGCCAACATTAATAACATTTACGTAGTTAAGACAGAACAAGAATTAAAGTTTCGTCAGGGACAACTAGATATTATTGATTTGATTTTAGGACGGAAGGCAATGTGCGAAGAAGTTTACGAGGAAATTCAAAATGAAACGAATGTTTGAGTTTATTTGTGGCAATTCGCATATTTCTGACCAACTAGTGGACGATGCTGTACGTACTACACCATGTAGAGAATGCGGAGCAGAAGCCATTAGACAAATATCCTCTCCACGCATAGCCTTGGAGGGCATCACTGGTGCGTTCCCCGGTGCTGCTGAAAAGTGGGTAACAAAGCGGGCTGAAAAGCTCAAACAAGAACAGAAACTAGCTGCATCTAATGCGTAACCTAGGTTCATATTTAAATGTCCTAAAACCCCTTGTGGGCAGGATGAAAGGTAAACATGGCACTTATTGACAATGAAGAACTGAGTGATGAAGAGTTTGACAACATCGAACAAGACGGAGCCACTGAGGTGGCTCCTGTAGCTGAAAAGCCTAAGATTCCCGATAAATATTCGGGCAAGAGTCTTGAGGACATTGTGCATATGCACCAAGAGGCTGAGAAGCTCATTGGACGACAAGCACAAGAAGTAGGTGAAGTTCGTAAGTTGGCTGACGACCTAATTAAACAACAACTCTCCACGAAACAACAAGCACCTGTACAAGAAGAAAACGAAATTGATTTCTTTGAAGACCCAAAGAAAGCAGTTCGGAATGCAGTAGATAAACATCCAGATGTGCTTGCAGCTAAACAAGCAGCACAGGAAATGCGACAAATGCGTACTCAGGAAATGCTTGATAAAAAGCACCCTGATAGGGCAGAAATTGTAAAGGACGGAGAGTTTATCGAATGGGTTAAAGCTTCACCAGTGCGTCTTAATATGTACGCTCAGGCTGATGCCAATTATGACCTAGCTTCTGCTGACGAGCTTCTCTCTACGTTTAAACAGATTCGCACAGTTAAAGCACAGCAAAACGAGGGCTCACAAGCTTTAAAGCAATCGTTAAAAGCCGCTGCTGTAGACACTGGTGGAACTGGCGTGTCTTCTCAGAAAGTCTATCGTCGTGCAGACCTCATTCGGCTTCGCATGACCGACCCTCGACGCTATGAAGCTTTGTCTGATGACATTATGGCTGCATATGCTGAAGGGCGGGTTAAATAGTCGCGCTAACGCGCTCCCCCTCACTTCGGTGAACATCTATAGGAAATTAAAATATGGCTCTCGGTACTGCTCACGTCACTAAGACGACTGCTGCAAATTTCATCCCCGCAATTTGGTCTGATGAAATTATTGCTGCTTACCAGAAGAATCTGGTTCTCGCTAACCTCGTCAAAAAGATGAGTTTCAAAGGCAAGAAAGGTGACACCGTTCACATTCCTGCTCCCACCCGTGGCTCTGCCTCGTTGAAAGCTGCTTCCACTCAGGTAAATCTGATTGCTGCAACCGAAAGCGAAGTGGTTGTCACCATTAACAAGCACTACGAGTATAGCCGCCTCATCGAAGACATTGTGGAAACGCAAGCCCTGTCTTCGCTGCGTAGCTTCTATACGGAAGATGCTGGTTATGCTCTGGCCCGTCAAGTGGACAGCGACCTCATTGCTCTGGGCCGTTCTGCCCAAGGCGGCGGCGGTACTACTGCCTACTCTGGTGCTTTCTCTGGCGCTGACGGCACTACTGCCTATGTTGCTGGTTCTAACACTGGCTTGGCTGCTATCACTGATGCTGCCATTCGTCGTTCCATCCAGCGTCTTGATGACCAAGACGTGCCTATGGACGGACGTTTCTTGTTGGTTCCTCCTTCCAGCCGTAACACCATGATGGGTATTGCACGTTTCACCGAGCAAGCCTTTGTTGGTGAAGCTGGTGGTAGCAACACCATCCGTAACGGTGAAGTTGGCAATGTGTATGGTATCCCTGTGTTTGTTACCAGCAATGCTGATACGACTTCGGGCTCCACCGCTTGCCGTATTGCTTTGATGGGTCACAAAGACCACTGTGTGTTGGTTGAGCAAATGGGCATTCGTACCCAAACTCAATACAAGCAAGAGTATCTGGGTACTCTGTTCACGGCAGACACCCTGTACGGTGTTGCAGAGTTGCGTGATGGCGCAGCAGTTGCTCTGGCTGTTCCAGCCTAAGCATTGAAGGGGCTGACACTCACAAGGTGTCGGCCTTTTCTCTATTCTTTATTACAAAGCATATAGGAAAGGCTTTATGAAATTTCAATGCATTCACACCAAACTAGTATATGAATTTCTCAGCGAACACGACATTAAAGAAATGTTGAAACATGATGAATACATTGCTGTAGAAGAAGAAGAGAAACCAAAGCCCATTAAACAGAAGAAGGAACCAAAATGAGTATTTATCGCGGAGCAGGAGGCGCAAGTGACGCCACAGACGATGCAACAGTTAATGCTGTAGCTGGGTACGCTGCTGCTGCTGCAACGAGCGCCACAGGTGCAGCTACTTCTGCTACCAATGCAGCAACCAGCGCTTCGGCAGCAAACACCAGCGTAACTAGCGCCACCACCCAAGCAAGCAATGCATCAACTAGCGCAGGAAATGCAGCCACATCAGCTAGTAACGCTGCTGGTTCTGTTACCAGCGCAGCTACACAAGCAAGCAATGCAGCCACCAGCGCCAGCAATGCCTCTACAAGCGCTTCTAGTGCCTCTACAAGCGCCTCTAATGCCTCCACCAGTGCTACGAACGCTGCAACCTCTGCAACCTCTTCTAGCGCCTCTGCTGGAACGGCTACGACAAAGGCGGCAGAGGCTGCTGCTTCAGTGGCAAGTGCTTTGTCTATTTATGGCAGTGTTACTGATTTAAATAACGCTAAAGCCATTGCTCAGAACTCTGCTACACAAGCTGCTGCAAGCGCTGTAACTTCTGTAAACGCTGCTGCAAGCTCAGGAGCCTACAGAAACACAGCCATTACACAAGCATCTAACGCTAGTGCTTCAGCTATCTCTGCTGCTGCTTCAGCAACCACAGCCTCTGAGAGCGTAGCGACAATTGCAGGCTATTCTGCTACAGCAAGCACAGCAGCAACGAATGCAACGGCAAGCGAAACAGCAGCCGCCTCTAGTGCTTCTAGTGCTTCTACAAGCGCTACAGCAGCAGGCACTAGTGTCACCACAGCAACTACCCAAGCTAACAATGCGGCAGCTTCAGCAGCCACAGCAACAACTAAGGCTTCAGAAGCAAGCACCAGTGCAAGCAATGCTGCAACAAGCGCGGATAGTGCTGAAAGCTCTGAGAATGCTGCACTTTCTAGCGCTAATAATGCTGCTGCTTCTGTTACTTCTGCATTAAATATCTATGGTAGTGCAACAGCTATTTCTAACGCTGTAGATGCCACAACCACCAGTGCTGCTAATGCTGCAAATAGTGCTTCTATTTCTTCTACAGCAGCCAACTCTTCATTAGCTATTTATGGAAGCACAGCCGCTGTTTCTAATGCTGTGGATGCTGCGGCTTTTTCTGCAACATCTGCATCTAATAGTGCTGCTGCTTCGGCTTCTAATGCTGCTGCCTCCGCTACAAGTGCTGCAAGTGCTAGTTCTTATGCCTCTGTAGGCTTTAACGTAGCAAGCACCATTTACGATTTTGGCTTCATTACAGATTCTGTTCAAACTTTCTCCACTAATTACGGTACTGTCCCTTAAAGGAAAACTATGTCAACTCAAGTTCAACGCCGTAAAGGCACAACTACTCAACATTCTACGTTTACAGGAGCTAGTGCAGAACTCACCGTAGACACCACTAAGAACACTGTTGTTGTTCACGATGGAGCTACTGTTGGCGGATTTGCTCTTGCTAAGGAAATAGGCTCCGTTATTTCTGCCACTTCTTTGGCAGGCCCACTTACGGGAACTGTAGGAGCCACCACAGCCAACACCGGGGCTTTCACCACTGTGAGTGCTACGGGAGCTGTAAGTGCTTTGTCTTTTGCAAGTACTACAGGTGCAAACTTTGCGACTACCAGTGGGAATCTGGGGGTTGGGACGAGTTCGCCGGGTGCTGCGCTAGATGTGGCATCGGGTTTGATTAGACGCTATCAAAGCAGTGCCTCTGCTTCTGCTGCTGAAGGTTTGCGGCTTGAGATGGCAGGAAATTCGGCTGCTAATCGCGGATTCTATATGTCTTTTTACTCCCCGAACGGTGGAGGAACTTCTAGGGAAATTGCAAGGATTGCTGGTTTAGCTTCTGGAGGTGGAGCTGATTCAGGCGGGTATTTGTCTTTTGAGACAGTGTCGGCTGGCACAGGTACAAACGCCGAAGCCATGCGTATTACAGCGGCTGGGAATTTGGGCATTGGTACTACTTCGCCGCAATCACGGCTTCATGTAAGTGGCTCAGGCAATACTGAAGGAATTATTGATGCCCCGAGCGCATCAGCCATATTGTCTTTAATTGCAAATGCTGGTGGCGGTGGAATTATTGCTTATAAAGGAGCTTCGCTGCGTTTTGGCTCTGCTACTGGTTATGGTGCTGCGGGGTTTTCAGAACAAATTCGCCTAGATAGCGCTGGAAATTTGGGCATTGGGACTAGTTCGCCTACAAGCAAACTAACGGTAGCAGCATTACGCACTACATCGTCTGGGGAATTCCTTGGTGGTATTAACGCCTTGGACACTACAACTGGCGGTGCAGCAGGGGTTGGCGGCGTAATTACCTTGAGCGGTGATACACAAGGCGCTGGTTACAAGCAATTTGCTGCCATGCTTGGTGGTAAAGAAAACTCTACGGTTACTGACCTTGCTGGCTTTGCAGCGTTCTACACCCGCCCCGGTGGCGGTAATTTGACAGAGCGTATGCGTATAAACAGCGCAGGAAACCTTGGCTTGGGGGTCACTCCTAGTGCTTGGTGGTCAAACAGCAGGGCGATTGAACTTGGTGGGTCTGCAACGGCATATATTGCGTTCAATTCCCCAACAACCAGCGCCGGTGGTTACTTCTACGCAAATTCTTTTTACAACGGCACTAATAACCTTTATAAGAACAATGGTTTTGCCGCACAGTACGCAATTAACCCCGGTGATGGTTCACACAAATGGTACACAGCCGCATCAGGCACAGCAGGCGCAACCGTCACATTTACACAGGTAATGACGCTGGACGCCAGTGGGAATTTGGGCATTGGGACTACTTCGCCAAAAGCAAACCTGCACATTGCTGCTGCTCCACAAGCCACCATAGTAAAAATTTCTGCAACAGATCAGGCATCTGGAATGTTGGCCCTTGGGGATGGCAACTCTACAACTAACAATGTAGGTATTTACCGAGGGGCGGCCGCATCTACCGCAAACGGAAATTTGCTCAATCTAGGTGGTTATGATGGCATAGTCTTTACAACAGGCAATTTAGCACTTGGTGCTCAAACCGAACGTATGCGCCTAGACATTAGTGGTAATTTGGGCATTGGAGCAACTGCAAATGCTTCAGCTATCCTAGATGCGCAAAGCACCACCAAAGGTGTGCGTATGCCCAACATGACTACAACGCAAAAGAATGCGATTGCTAGTCCAGCAGCAGGCTTGATGGTGTTTGACACCACCCTTGCAAAACTTTGTGTTTATTCCGGTTCTGCTTGGCAGACCATCACCTCTATCTAAGGAAAATACTATGACTACCTATCTCTGGACAATTCAGCAAATGGAACGCCTTACCTCTGACGGCTTTGTTGTCACCGTGCATTACAACGTGGGCGCAACTGACGGCACTTACCAAGCCAGCACCTACGGCACTACCGGCTACACGCAAGCAGAAGGAGCCTCCTTTGTTCCTTATGAAAACCTGACGCAAGAAGTTGTGGTGGGCTGGGTTCAGGAAGCATTGGGA